ATTGAAAGCAGCACCAAGTGAAGCCTTTATCTCCGCGAGAACGTCGCGTGCCGAAACGCCAGAAGCACTCCAAGGTATCCACGCCGATAACGTATTGCTTGTGGCCGACGAAGCCTCAGGTATTCCAGAAAGCGTCTTTGAAGCGGCGTCCGGTTCTATGTCGGGACATAACGCTACGACGCTCCTACTCGGGAACCCAACGCGGAACAGCGGTCTATTTTACGATACCCACAACCGTCTTAAGGGAGAGTGGAAGACATTCCACGTTAGTTGCGTTGACAGCCCGCGCGTCTCAGAGGCTTTCGTTAGGGAAATGCAACTACGCTATGGCGAAGACAGTCCGGCATATCACGTACGTGTTTTGGGCAACTTCCCGCCGCGAGAGGAAGATACTGTAATCCCGGTTGAACTTATTGACGGCGCGATGAACCGCGAGATTAAAATCGCCAAGCAGACGCGAAGTGTGTGGGGGTTGGACGTGGCCCGCATGGGTTCGGACAGCAGCGCGTTGGCTAAGCGTCGAGGGCCAGTTGTCGAAGAGATACAGACTTGGAAAGGTCTGGACCTGATGCAGCTTACCGGCGCAGTGGTCGCCGAGTATGAGGCGTTGCCGCCATCAGAGCAGCCGACGGAGATACTTGTAGACAGCATCGGGCTTGGTGCTGGCGTGTTGGACCGTCTGCGTGAATTAGGTCTACCAGCACGAGGGATCAACGTCGCCGAAAGTCCGGCGCTAAAAGGAACCTACGCCAACCTTCGTGCAGAGTTGTGGTTCAAGTGCAAAGCGTGGCTGGCGAACCGTGATGTGAAGATACCGAAGGATGAGCAGCTATTCGCCGAATTGGCGTCGCCGCGTTACTCGTTCACCTCGTCCGGCAAGATGCAAGTCGAGAGCAAGGAGAGCATGAAGAAACGCGGCCTTCCTTCGCCGGACAAAGCGGATGCTCTTTGCCTGTGTCTGGCGACAGACCTGTCAACTATAATGCACGGTTATTCAATGGCGAATAAGACGGGGCCATTGCGTCGGAATATACGCGGAGTTGTTTGACAGATTTAGAAGATGTGTTATATTTATTTTGTTGCACAAGTTTTCCTCTCCCTCCTTGTGTAACGTACCTGAACTTGGGGCAGCGAGGCTTATAGCCGGTAATAGCGCCGTGTAGTGCTGGACATCACTACCCACCGTCGCCGCCGCCCCATCTTTTTACTTAAACTTTACATAACCCCATACTTTGGTGTATACTTATCCACAGGGATGGGGGTTTCCTGCATGAAGACTTGTAGAGGATGCGGCGAAGTAAAGCCGCTAGACGAATTCGATACAGGTCGCGCTAAGTGCAAGCCATGCCGCCGTGCAATACAGCGGGCCTATCGTAATTCACGTCCCGGCTATCACCGCAACCACAACTTAAAACAACGCTATGGCATCACGCCGGAAGAGTATGAAAGCATACTCGCCGCGCAGAATTTCATGTGCGCGATTTGTGAGGTAGAAATATCTCACGCTTTAGAGTATAAGACTGGCAGGACTGTCGCGGTTGACCACAATCATGAAACGGGTGAAATTCGCGGCATACTTTGTTCTAAGTGTAATTTGGTTCTCGGCCACGCAAGAGAAAGCACCGATATTCTTTATAAGAGCATCGTTTACTTGAGCGAACGTGGGACTTATACACCGAAGAGGTAGTCTTTGTTTATGGTTGCGAAGCGGTATCAAAATCCAAAGGGCGGCCTGAACGAAGCCGGACGTAAACATTTTAAGCGGACTGAAGGTGCAAACCTGAAAGCGCCTGTTAAGTCCGGTGACAATCCACGGAGGGCCTCATTCCTAGCGCGCATGGGAAATATGCCGGGACCGGAGCGTAATGCGAAGGGCGAACCGACCCGACTTTTACTATCGCTGCAAGCGTGGGGTGCGTCATCTAAAGCAGACGCGAAGGCCAAAGCCAAAGCTATATCCGCCCGTAACAAGGGGAAATCTAAATGAAGGGTCTTTACGCGAATATCCACGCGAAACGGGAACGGATCAAGGCTGGCTCTGGGGAGAAGATGCGTAAGCCGGGAACTAAAGGCGCGCCGACTGCTGCTGCCTTCAAGGCTTCTGCTAAGACGGCCAAGGGGAAAAAGAAATGAAGAAGTATGACGACGCGGCGAAGAAGATCGCCAAGGTCATGGGTGAATACAAGCGCGGGAAACTGCACGCTGGCGTAGACCCCAAAGGCCCGAAGAAAGCCCCGATGGCTAAGAGCCGTAAGCAGGCGATTGCGATTGCTCTGTCTGAAGCTGGTAAATCGAAAAAGAAATAATGGTAACGCAAGAGTTCCTTGGCCGTAATCAATTAGTAGATCGGCTTGCAGCGCAAGTCGGCGACAGAGATATGGCGGTAGGAATTCTAGTTAAAAACGGGCTTATGACCGCCGACGGTAAGCTAACCGCCAAAGGCCACGCCCGTAATGCTATGACAGCCGAAGAGCGCGCAATTGATCGGGCTGTAAAGCGGAGTGGTAAAAATCACGGGGATTATGTATATGATCCCAAGACCAATCGCGCCACCTTACGGAAGAGATAATAGATGGCATATCGCAATAATCGCAAGCCGACTAAGGCCGAGATGGCTAAGAACCAGTCGATGTATCAGGACACCGGCGTTCCCAATGCCAACTCCGAAAGCGACGACGGCGAGGCCATGTCCTCCGACGAATTGGAGTATGAACTTCCCGACGACACTGAAGTATCTATCGAAGAGCCGGAGATGGAAGAAGATACCGAGACTACGCCGGTATCTGAAGAAGAACTTGAGAACATTGTCCGCGCTGAGATCGACGACGCGCAGGAATATATCGACGACGTAATCAGCCCGGAGCGTGCGCTTGCGGGCCAGTATTATAAGGGCGAACCCTTCGGCAACGAAGAAGAAGGCCGCTCTCAGGTCGTGTCGATGGATGTGCGCGATACGGTGCAGGCCATCATGCCGTCGATCATGCGCGTCTTCTTCTCGGCCAGCAATGTCGTCGAGTTTGCGCCGAACGGCCCGGAAGACGTAGCCAACGCCGAGCAGGCGACGGATTATGTCAACTACTGCTTGACGCGTGACAACAACCTTTTCACCGAAGCCTATGCCTCGTTCAAGGACGCGCTGATCCGCAAGAACGGTATCATGAAAGTTTGGTGGGACGTAGAGAAGAACGTCGATACCTACTACATGACCGGCCTCGATGAAGCCGCGTTCTCCGTTCTTCAGTCCGACCCCGATACGGAAGTCAAGGACGTTGAAATCCGCATGAGCGAAACCACCGTCATGACGCCGATGGGCGAAATGACGCAGGCCGCGCCCGCGATTTACGATTGCACGATTGTCCGCAAGACGGAGAAGGGCCGCCTTCGTGTCCAGTCCGTCCCGCCGGAAGAGTTCCTGATTGACCGCCGCGCCCGCAACATCGAAGACGCAGAGTTTGTAGCCCACCGTCGCTACGTCACCGTCTCCGATCTTGTGAAGATGGGCTACGAACTGGACGAAGTTGAAGACCTCGGCTTCGAAACACTCGACGACTTCGAAGGCAACCAAGAAGCGTTTGACCGTAACCCGCAGGCATTTGTCCAGATCACGGGCCGTACCGACGTATCCAGCCGCAAAGTCCTTTACATCGAAGGTTATCTGCGCGTTGACATGGACGGCGACGGTATCGCGGAACTCTGCCGCGTTTGTGTCGCTGGGACCGCTAATAAGTTGCTGTCGTGGGAAAGCTGCGACTTCATCCCGTTCGTAGATTTCTGCCCCGATCCCGAGCCGCACACCTTCTTCGGTATGTCGGTCGCCGATGTGACGATGGACATTCAGCTTATCAAGTCGAATATCCTGCGTAACACGCTCGACAGCTTGGCGCAGGCGATCCACCCGCGCACGGGTGTTGTCGAAGGCCAAGTCAACATCGAAGACGTGATGAACACCGAAGTCGGTGGCATCATCCGTATGCGCGCACCGGGTATGGTGCAGCCGTTTGCGATGCCGTTCGTTGGCAGCCAAGCGTTCCCGATGCTGCAATACATGGATGAAATCCGTGAGAACCGCACGGGTATCTCCAAGGCAGCAGCGGGCCTCGACGCCAACGCGCTCCAGTCTTCGACACAGGCCGCCGTTGCCGCGACGATTACTGCCGCGCAGCAGCACATCGAACTGATCTGCCGCATCTTCGCTGAAACGGGTATGAAGAACCTGTTCAAGAAGTCGCTGCAACTCATCACCAAGAACCAAGACGCGCCGCGCATGGTGCGTCTGCGCAACAAGTTCGTGCCGATTGATCCCCGCGTTTGGGACAGCACAATGGACGTTGTTGTCAACGTGGCGCTTGGCTCGGGCAGCAATGAAGAGAAGATGGCTTTCCTCGGCTCCATTGCCGCCAAGCAAGAAGCCCTCATGGCGCAGGGCGCACCGATTGTAGATATTCAGCAATACTACAACACGCTGTCGCAGATGTTGGCGCTGGCTGGCTATAAAGACCCGTCGTCGTTCTTCATGGACCCGGCCATGCTGCCGCCTCCTGCTCCGCCCGCACCGCCACCTCCGACGCCGGAGCAGATGTTGGCGCAAGTCCAGATGGAAGCGATCCGCGCTGACATTCAGAAGAAGGCAGCCGAACTTGAGTTGCAGCGCGAAGAGATGCTGCGCAAGGATGACCGTGAGCGCGATAAGCTAGACGCCGACCTTATGATTAAGGCCGCCGAGATTGAAGCTAAGTATGGCGCGCAAGTCAACACGGCCAACATCGAAGCGTTGATGCAGCGTGACCGCGAACTGGTTCGGCAGACCGGTGAACTTGAGCGCGCTGTGATGCAGGCTCAAATGCAAGCTGCGCAGTCGGCGACTGCTGCCCCCGCCCCGGCTCCTGAAATGCCGATGGATCAAATGCCCCCTGAAGGAATGATGTAATGGCCGAAGATACTGGTAACATTGGCGGTCTTCTTACACCGCGTGAGAACCTCATTCCGAACATCCAGAGCGCCTATGGTGCAATCATCCAAAATGCGCCGGATTATCAATACTTTACGGCCCCTCTGTCAAATCAGGGCCGCGATACGGCTTCCTACGGCACGACAAATCAGCTTGTCGTCGCTCCTGACACCGGCATTCGTCTGGTGAATAACGCAACGGGCGAAGTTGTTTTCGCTGGCACAGGCTATGCGGGTGCGCAGCAAGCCATTGATGCGGCCACGGCGTTGTCTTCTTCGGCTGGCGGCAAGGCTAACTGGGACATTCAAATTACACGCCCCGGTAGCACTAACTTTGAAACGGTATCTACAGAGCGTCCAGATGATGTAGTCGGTAAGATTGCAGGGATTGCCGCAGACATCGGCCTCCCATTGTTGGCAAGTGCGATTGTTCCGGGCGCGGGCTTTTTTGGCACAGCTCTTCCTGCCGCTGGCGGTTCGGCTCTGTCCTCAGTCGCCCAAGGCCGCAGCCTTCAAGATACGCTCATGCGCGCTGCGCTTACCGGCGCTACGGCTGGGATTGGCGAGGGTATTTTTAACAAGGTTCCGGCTGGCGCAACAGACGCTGCGATTTCGGCAAACGTAAACAACGCAATTAGCCAAGCCTACCTAAACGCACAGCAGGGCGCTTTGTCTGCTCTCAACCCCATCTACGGCGCTGCGGCTGGTGGCTTGGCCGGAGGGGCTGGCTCATTGGCAGGCAACGCGCTTTCATCGTTGCCTAGCAATCTTGCTTCAATTCAAGCTACCGCAAACGCCAACCTAGCGAACGCTGGTCTTGGGAATATGGCGGGTCTTTCTGTCGATGCGTTTGGCAATCTTGTAGACGATACCGGCGCTATCGTAGTTACGAATGCCGCTAAAAGTTCAGTGCTTCCCGCTGTTAGCACATTAGCTGCGGCTACGACGGCTGCTGCTGCCGGTGCTGGAGGCGGCGCGCCTGCTGGCGCTACAGACGCAGCGATTAGCCAGAACGTCCAGAACGCCGTGGATACGGCGTACACCAACGCTCAAACAGGCGCGGCCAGCGATTTGGCTGCTGCCGGATACAGCGGCATGGGGGCGGGGCCATTTGTTGCTCCCGGCGCTGGCGCGGCTGTCGGCAGTGGCGTTTTTGGAACTGGCCTAAATCTAGCGCAACTTGCGGCGATCACGGGGATTGGTGTAGATTTGCTAGGAAGCCTGATTGGTGGCGGTGGCGGCGGTGGCGCGGCTGGCGCAACAACGCCGTATGTTTCACCATTTGGCGGAACAGGTGGTGGCATGGCCGCTGGCGACTTCCGCGTTAACCCCAATATCACAGACTACGAACGCTACGGCTTTGGGCCGGAAGCATCGTTCTTTGGTCCCGGCTATTATGGATTGGCGGGTAGCGGCGCGAATATGGGCTACACGCCTCCGGCCTCTACCACGACAGGTACAACTACGGGTGCGACCACAGGCACAACTGGCGGCACGACTACAACTACCCCGTCCGCCCGCCCGCCCGGGTTTACTGGCGTGATGGCCGATCAGAAGATTGGTGATAAGCAGGTTGTCGATGACAAAACCTATGTTTGGGGCGGCGACGATAAAGGGTGGCAGTGGCTGGCTACCGACAACAACGGAAATCAGGTTCTGATGCCGGGTAATGGCGCGACTAATGTAACGTCGACTGAAGAGATGTTTAAGTCTGGCCTCATGCGGCAGCTAACGCCCGAAGAAACGCTGCAAGCAACGGCGTTGGAGCGTGCTGTAGCGGCAGCGCCGACAGCAGCAGCCGCAACGAAACTCAATCCTAACTCAGTGTATTTCGACATTGACCAACGCACTGCCGACGCTCTCGGTAATCGCAACTTGATTGGCGATGTTATGTCGGTCCAACAATTGCAACAAGCTATGGCCGCACGGGAACTTACCGATCCCAACAAATATGCGACAAATCTATACCAACAGATAGGCCAGCAATTGTCGGGTGGTCTTTTGAACATTGACCAAGCACGGGCAATTCAGCAACAAATTCAGCAGCAACTTGTATCGTCTCCGAATGTAACTACTCAGTCGCTACAAAGTATTTACGATACAAATATGCAACAGTATAAGCCGCTTATCTAATGACAACTCAAAACCCTATTGCTCGCGGTGAACACGCTAAGCGACTTCTCGAAGATGAACTTCTTAATGAAGCCTTCGAAGAAGTCGAGCGTGACATCTTTGACGAGTGGAGAAAGACTTCCAGCGTGCAGCATACCGAGCGCGCTGAACTGTTTCATACGCTCAAAGGACTTGAGCGATTGAAAGGCCGCCTACAGGCAATTCTTGATGACGCGCTTGTCGCAAAGTCGAGGAGTTAACATTTACTATAAAAGGTGATATATGACGGAACAAGTCGGCAACCCCACTACTGGGATCGGCCTCCACGAAGCAACCTTAGCCATCGACCAACTGCTTGGCCCTGAAGAGGACACCCAAGATGAGGCCGAGGCGCTAGAGCCTCAAGAGGCTCAGGACGAAGAAGTCGAAACAGACGCCGAGGAATACGAGGCAGACGATGAAGACGAAGCGTCCGAACTGGATGACGAAGATAACGCTGAAGAGGTAATCGAACAGGAACTTCCCGACGATCTTACCATCAAAGTCAAACTTGATGGCGAAGAAACTGAAGTCACCCTAGACGAACTTCGTAAAGGTTATTCTCGCTATTCGGACTACACGCGGAAAACGCAGGCTCTGGCTGAAGAACGCAAGGCGTTCCAATCCGAAGCAGAAGCGATCCGCATGGAACGCGCTCAATACGCGGAACTGCTCCCTGCGCTGAAAGCGCAGATTGAGGCGCAGACCGAGGCAGAGCCTGACTGGGACAATCTTTATAACGAAGACCCCATTGAGGCAGCGCGGTTGGAACGGCATTGGCGTAAGACGCAGCAAGACAAAACCGCTAAGATGCAGGCTATCATGGCCGAACAGCAGCGGGTTGCTGAAGAAACCGCCAAAGAGCAGCAGCGCGCTCTAGCTGAATTTGTTCAGTCAGAACGCTCTAGACTTCCCGAAGTCATTCCCGAGTGGAAGGATGAGGGGACGATGCAGACCGAAGCGAAGGAACTTCGTGAGTGGGCTTTGAATAATGGGTTTAGCGAACGCGACCTAAGCGCGCTTGTTCAGGCCAGCCACGTATCAATTCTTCGTAAGGCAATGCTCTACGATAAGGGTAGTAAGAAGGTGGAAAAGGTTAAGGCTCAGCCGAAACGCGTAGCTAAGATCGTCCGCCCCGGTTCAACCGGAACCCAAGTCGCGCCACGTTCAACCGAAGTAAAGAAAGCGTCCCAGCGCCTTGCGCGTACTGGCCGTATCGCAGACGCGGCGGCCTTGTTGGACAAACTCATTTAATAAGGATGTGAACTAATGGCTATTGTTGGTAATACTTTCACCCGCTATTCGGCGGTTGGTATCCGTGAAGACCTGTCGAATGTTATCTATAACATCTCGCCGGAAGAAACTCCGTTCATCTCGAACATTGGCCGCGAGAGCGTCAAGAACACTTACTTCGAATGGCAGACCGACAGCTTGGCTGCTGCTTCTGCTTCGAACGCTGCGCTCGAAGGCGATGACATTTCTTCGTTCACTGCTGTTACGCCGACCGCTCGTGTTGGTAACTACACGCAGATCAGCACGAAGAACGTCGTCATCTCCGGCACGCTCGAAGCTGTCGATAAGGCTGGCCGTCGTTCGGAAATGACCTATCAGCTTGCCAAGCTGGGTTCAGAACTGAAGCGCGACATGGAAAGCGCACTGCTTGCCAACCAGTCGCCGGTTGCCGGTAACACGACAACTGCTCGTCGTACCGCTGGTCTTCCCGCGTGGATCAAGACCAACACCTCGTTCGGCACGGGCGGTGCTAACAACGCTGGCATTTCGGCTCGTACCGACGGCACGCAGCGTGCGTTCACCGAAGCCCTGCTGAAGAACGTCATCCAGCAGGTCTGGACGGCTGGTGGCACGCCGAAGATGCTCATGGTTGGCCCCTTCAACAAGGTCGCCGCTTCGGGCTTCACCGGCATTGCAACTCGCTTCCGCGACGTTCCGGCTGGTCAGCAGGCGCAGATCATCGGCGCAGCCGACATCTATGTGTCTGACTTCGGCACCGTGAACATCGTTCCGAACCGCTTCCAGCGTGACCGCGACGCCTTCGTCGTCGATCCCGATTACGCATCGCTGGCGGTTCTGCGTCCGATCCAGAAGATGGACCTCGCCAAGACGGGCGACGCCGAGAAGGCGCTGCTCCTTGTCGAATACGGTCTGAAGGTCAACAACGAAGCCGCTCATGGCATCGTGGCCGACCTTACCACTTCGTAAGGACTGAATGGGTGAGGGGGCTTAACGGCCCCCTCATCTAACTATTGAGGGTTTTATGGCAAAGCGCCTTATCAACGATGATGCTTTTACTGGCATCAAGACTTACTACGATTACGACGCTGACAAAGACGAAGCCGTCATCTCCAAAGAACAGGACATGACCGCGATCATTGAGAGCAACAAGCGTGAATTTAACGCTGCTCCTGAACGCTGGGGTGAGTGGACAAAGGTTGGCACGATCCCGCTTTCAGTGTATTACGAATTAGAGCGCCAAGGTATTACTAAAGACCAAGAGGCGATGAAGAAGTGGTTGAACGATCCCGATAATCGTTACTTCCGCACAAGGCCGGGGACTGTCTAATGGCGATTTCTACATACTCCGAATTGAAGGATGCGGTTGCGGATTTCCTTAACCGGGATGATCTGACTGCAACGATCCCGTCATTCATCACACTGGCCGAAGCTGCCCTCAACCGCCGCCTCCGCGCACCGGAGATGGTGACGCGGGCCTCGGTCACGATTGATGCGGAGTATGAGAACCGCCCGGCGGATTGGATGGAAACGATCCGGTATCAGGTGAATACCAATCCGATCACCGTGCTGGAATTTGTAACGCCGGAAGAAGCCATCATCCAGAAAACAAAGTTCTCTGCGGGTGGCGTACCGATCTTCTTTTCTACTGTAGGCACACAATTCCAGCACGTTCCCGCACCGGATACCGCGTACACTGGCGAACTCATGTACTACTCGCGCATCCCTGCGTTGAGCGACTTAAATACAACTAACTGGCTTTTGACAGCTAATCCTGATATATACCTGTATGCAACGCTTGTTCAGAGCGCACCGTACTTGAAAGAAGACGAGCGCATCGCAACGTGGATGGGAATGTTGGACCGTTTACTTGCTGAATACGAAGTTGCACAGGAGCGGGCCAAGACTGGTTCGAGCCGCTTGGTTATTCGCACGAGGACGTTCGGTTAATGGCTGATACTACCACAACAAACCTCGGTCTTACCAAACCCGAAGTTGGCGCGTCTGCCGATACTTGGGGCGGGAAACTCAATACCGACCTCGATATGCTGGATGCCGTCTTTAAGGCGGACGGAACTGGCACATCTGTCGGTCTTTTGATTGGTGGCGGTAAAGTCCTGAATGTCGATGGCGACTTCAACACGCTCCATGCAGACTTTATCACGACGGGCGCTTCGGACGCTGTAGCGCGCCTGCGCTGGAACGATACCGACGGCAGCCTAAACCTCGGCCTCAAGGGCGGCAACGTAGTCGCCCGCACGACGGAAGATGCTTTCGCTCGTGTGACGAACCGCACAGGCACATCAATCCCCAAGGGTAGTGTGGTCTATGTCTCTGGCGCACAGGGCAACCGCCCGACAATCGCGCTGGCTGATGCAGACCTCGAAGCTGGCTCTACCGCTGTTATCGGCATTACCGCTGAAGCTATTGCAGACCTCGCTGAAGGCTTCGTCATTATCTCCGGCGTTCTTCGTGACGTAAATACATCGGCTTTTACTGAAGGCACTGTATTGTGGCTGTCGCAGACCGCAGGTGGCATCACGCAGACCCGTCCGACGCAGCCCGCTCACGGCGTTATGGTAGGCTACTGCATTCGCAGCCACGCCTCTGTCGGCCAAATCTTCGTCAAAATCCAGAACGGCTATGAACTCGATGAACTCCACGATGTTCTGATTACGTCTGTAGCCGACAACGACATCCTGTCATACGACGCCCCGTCTGGCCTCTGGAAGAACCGCAGCTTCAGCGCAGAAGGTCTGGCTACTCTTAACAGCCCGGCTTTTACTGGCGTCCCGACGGCTCCTACGGCTACTGCTGGAACTAGCACAACTCAGCTTGCGACGACGGCGTTCGTAACCACGAACTTTGCGGGCCTTGCTTCTCCTGCTTTTACTGGCAACCCGACTGCGCCGACACAGGCTTCAGGGACTAACAATACTACAGTGGCTACGACTGCTTTCGTGCAGCAGGTGGCGCTGAACAACCAGCTTCCGCTTCAATCCGGCAACACGGGTAAGTATCTAACAACGGATGGGACGAACGCAAGCTGGGGGACAATCACAATCCCAGCGCAAGTTTATCCGGGTGCTGGACTGGCTGTATCCACTGGAACCGCTTGGGGGACATCTGTGGCTCCGGGCGCAAATGGTAATGTTTTAACAAGCAATGGGACTAACTGGGTTTCATCTGCTGCGCCTGCTACATCATACACCACACTTATGAAATTCGGTCTGTAAGGAAGTTTTGAGATGCCTGATACACTGAAGCAATTCTACAACGCCTCGATCAATGTTACGGGGTTGACTGGCAACCAAACTGCTACGTTGTTCACGAACAACTCGACGACCCGCGCTGTCATCAAGGACGTTGACGTTGTGAATACATTCCCGGTTCAGCCAAACTTGACTGTAGGAGGCGCATCTGTTGCCACTCTTGTAGGTTCAGTAACTGGTTCTGAGATTGTAGATACGAGCCAAGCTGTCGCCATTTCATTCCCTACGGCCCTTGAATACTCACGCGGAGTAATCCAATACATATCAGACGCTGGCGGGAATGGAACTAGGACAAATATAACTTATAATAGAATTAATGGGGTTTCTGTATCTTCAACGACTGTTTCGTTGGGTAACGCATCTTCTCGCTTAGATACAGTTCACGGATATTATTATGTAGCCGCTGATAATGATGTTTTCTTTTATCAAACTGATGGCACAACTACTTTTAGGCTGTCAAAGCGTGCTGGAGGTCCGACAGGAACTGCAACAAATATAAGTTCCGGACTAGCCCCAGTAGCATTCGATGGTAGATATTATTATTACTTAACTAGCGGAACTAACCTAGTTAGGTTTGATCCAGAGACTGAAACTACCACTACGACGACTTTAGCATCGGGGCTTAATGGCCCCGGCTCCGGCGCTCGTCTTGTCCATTCTAATGGGTATTTACTATATATCTACGCTGATGGTGCGCAGCCCGTATTTATTAAGCTGTCAAATGGTTACTGGGTTCAGACAGCATGGAACGGAATGTATATGGGCAACATAAGATCCCAGCCGGGGTTCTTTATTGACCCGACAACATTGGTGGCTACTGTTGTTTATGTTGATGGATCAAGTCAAACCTATCGCGTCGTAAGCAACGGTGCTGTCGGATCGTTTGCAACTGCAAGCCAAACATTGTCATCAAATACTTCTACACAAGTTTTAAAGACTAATGGAACGTGGTCTATCGCGACTGGCATTTCTACGCCTATGGTGACGCTTACTTCCGCAACGACAGGTCTTATGAATTTTAGCTCTGGTGGAACCTATACTGTTGATGTTTCTGGCTCAACAACAAACTGGACTAATGCTGGCCCTATCAACGCCACAACTGATGTTAATTTTTTGCATTCATATGTCACGCCATCGGTAACAACGCCGAATACAACAGATTTTCCGTCAACTATTTCTCTGCGCGTTACCGGCGTAGAAGTAACTCCGTAAGGATTAAACTATGCTCACTAATCCAATTCGAGGAAAAGCTGGGAAGCAGATCGCTATCGCTTCGGCGGCAGCGGCTGGGCAAGTTATGTATACTGTCCCTGCTGGGAAATACTTTGAAACACCAAACCTTCCGGGCGGTATTATCGTAACAGCTAACGGCGTTTCATCTTCAGCGACAACCGGGACGGCAGTCTCTACTGTTTTTCAGGCAGGGACTGTGATTACGTCTAGCGGCGCGACTAACGGCTTCTTTGGAACGGAGTATGACGCATGACAATCGTGACTGTGAACGCAGACCTCACAGTCCACGTTGTCTCGGACGATATGACTAGGGAGTTTTTTCTCCCTAGTTACAACCCAGAAACAATGGCTCCTTTTGCGAACGGCGGCGAGGCTCATGCTTGCGCCATTGATTTTGCAAATCGCATCAATTGCTGGGTTCCGTTTAAGACGGCTGAACAACGTGAGCAAGAGCGTCACGACCAAGCGGTGGCCGCAGCTAACGCGCACCGCGACACGCTTTTTGCGGAAACAGTTGACCGCATCAATCCGCTTTGGTGGGCAGATATGACGCAAGAACAACAGTCCGAATGCACCACATTCCGCGCTGACTGCCTCGCTATCGACCAGCAAGACGGCTACCCGTATAACATTGCTTGGCCCGCAAAGCCGAGCGTTTTTGACGTTTAATAGGAAACGCCAAAATGGATATGTCGTTCGGTATTGATACGCTTCTGACTGTCATCGCTGGCGTCTTCGCCATTATTGGGGTGTGGACGCAGCTTAGTAACCGACTGGCTATTCTCGAAACAAAGCTGGAATACGGCGACGAGAAATTCAGCGCCATCGACAAGAAGTTCGATGAAGTCATGATGCACTTACGCCGGATCGAAGATAAGCTGGATAACAAGGCAGACCGCTAATGGCGTTCAAACTTGGCCCTCGTTCATTGCTGAACTTGCGCGGCGTGCATCCTGATCTAGTGCGCGTCGTTAAGCGCGCTATCAGCATTTCGAAGATTGACTTCACGGTCATCGAAGGCTTGCGCACAATGGCGCGCCAACGTGAACTCTTCGCCAAGGGTGCGACTAAGACGATGCGTTCGCGCCACATCCACGGCTTTGCGGTTGACATCGCGCCGTATGTAGGTGGCAGCATCCGCTGGGACTGGCCGCTGTTCGATCATATCGAAAATGCTATGAAAGAAGCCGCACGCCTTGAGAACGTGCCGATCACTTGGGGCGGCGACTGGAAATCTTTTAAGGACGGGCCGCATTGGGAGTTGCCGCACTCAAAGTATCCCGATCCGAAATGACTGCACGCGATCTCGAACAAGCCGCTCTTGAGCGCATCCGGGTCTGGTGGCGTCCTGTTACCTGTGTGGGTATCGCGGGAGCCGTAATTGTTAATGCTATTGTGCTGCCGATCCTTAACAGCGAACCGATCTCGTTGACTGATCTTGCAGCCACTATCGCGTCTTGCGCAACTATCTTTGCGGTGAGGGAATGGGGCAAAATAAATGGGGCCGATTAATCCGTTTATTGGCTATCTGGCGGGAGGCTGTTTACTTATTGGCGTCGCCGCCGGGTGGAAAGTAAAAGACTGGCAATGCGACGCCGCCTACGCTGCCGCGCTTGAGAAAGCCGAGAAGCAGCGCAAGGAAATGCAGGGGAAGATTGATGAGATTTCTGCGTCTTATGAAGCCGAGCGCGATAAAGCCGATATGGTGGTCGCCGGAACGACACGCGAAGTACGTGAAATATACAAAACGCTGCCTGCTGTTCCTGCTGATTGTGCTGTTGATGTTCGTGTTGTCGGGATGCTCGAAGGCAGTATCAGTGACGCCAATGCCCGCACCACCGGCAAATCTGGCGAGTAACTGCAAGCCGCTATCTCCCCTCCCCCAGCCGCTCGTTGATCCAGAGCGTGTGATCTGGGAGATCGACACCGTAGCCAAATACGGCGACTGCGCTATGAAACATCGTATGACAGTGCAAGCGTGGGAAGAGGCTGTAAAAAAGTCTAAGAAGTGATATAAGGACTTAGCGCCTCAGAACGGACAACGGCATGACACTGATCCCAATTTCCATCCCACCCGGCGTATATCGCAACGGCACTGAACTTCAGGCCGCAGGCCGGTGGTATGATGCCAACCTTGTGCGTTGGCATAACGGGACCATGCGCCCCATTGGCGGGTGGCGTATCCGTAGCACGAGCGCCACGAATGGCGTTCCTCGTTCTACGCTTGCATGGCGCTCAAACGATAGCACTCGCCGCCTTGGTGTAGGGACGAATACCAAACTCTACAGCATGACCGCCGCAGGCGCTCTTATTGACATTACTCCTGTTGGTTTTGTTCCCGGCCCTGCTAACGGCGACGACAATACAGGCTACGGCGATCTTACATATGGTAACTATACATATGGCACGCCTCGTCCAGACATTAGCCCTGTCACCGAAGCTACCACATGGAGCCTCGACACATGGGGCGAATATCTCGTGGCTTGCTCTACGTCCGATGGCAAGTTGTACGAATGGCAGCTTGACGATGTTGCGCCAGCGACGCCCGCTGCACAAATCCTGAACTCGCCAAGTAACTGCGTCGGCCTGTGCGTTACAGATGAACGCTCGATCTTTGCGCTTGGTGCAGGGGGAAACCCCCGCCGCGTCGATTGGTGCGACCTCGAAAACAACACGGTATGGACGCCCGCGTCTACTAATCAGGCCGGTAGTTTCCTTTTGACAACGCCGGGCAGCCTCATGTGCGCGCGTCGTATTCGCGGCCAGACACTTGTTCTGACAGATGTTGACGCGCACGTCGCACAATATGTCGGCCTTCCGTTCGTGTATTCGTTCGAAACCGCAGGCCGCAACTGCGGTATTATTTCCCGCCAAGCTGTAGCTGTTCTCGACAACATGGCTGTGTGGATGGGCAACCGTGGCTTCTTTATCTACGATGGTTATGTTAAGCCGCTGCCGTCCGACGTAGAAGACTATGTGTTCTCTGGCATGAACCGCACGCAGCGTTCTAAGATCGTCTGCGTTCCGAACACTGAGTTTGGTGAAGTCTGGTGGTTCTATCCATCCGCGTCGTCGAGCGAAAATGACCGTTACGTGGTGTGGAACTATCAAGAGAACCATTGGGCAATCGGCTCTTTGGCACGCACTTGTGGCGTGGATAAGACCGTATTCAACTATCCGATGTGGTGGACGCCGGGCGGCGAAGTCTACGATCACGAGTTTGCTTTCGTCCGTCCGGGTGGCGGCGATGTCTTCGCCGAGACAGGGCCGATCCAGATGGGCGACGGCGACCGTATTCTGCACATCAACGAACTCATCCCCGACGAAAAGACACAGGGCGATGTGACGGCCACGTTTATTAAGAAGTATTACCCGAATGGGACAGAGACGACCTATGGGCCGTATTCACTAGAGAACCCAACGTCGGTGCGCTTTAACGGACGCCAGATCAATATGCGCGTCGATGGTGCGCGTAACGTCGATTGGCGCGTCGGGATCATGCGGCTTAACGCTATTCCGGGTGGCCGCCGATGAAGCTACCCACTCCGTCACAGACTTATGACCCGATGACCGAGAGCCAGCGGAACCGTTTGCTCGAACAATCGGATAGTCAAAGCTACAAAAAGAACCAAGATTTATATGTAACGCCGGGCCAGAGACTAATTCTCTACAATCCGAGTGGCGTTGCTTATGAAGTGTATATTAACGCGTCTAACGCTTTGGCCGTTAGGTTAGCGTAATGGGCTGTCAATTCTTTTATATTTGTGTTAAGAACGAAGGAATAGGCGGCTAGTCCGCTCGGGGGTTTAAATGGCTGAGACGACAACCACTACTACAGCGCAGCAGCTTAATCCTTTTATTCAGGATATTCTAACGCGCAACTATCAGGCCGCACGACAAGTAGCGGCTATCCCGTATCAGGCATACGGTGGCCCCCGGATTGCGCAGTTCCGCCCCGCTGAAGAGCAGGCGTTCCAGACCGCGATCAACGCAGCGACCCAGCAAGTCGGGATGCCGCAGCTTCAGCAGGCTACCCAAGTCGCTCAGCGCGCAGCCGGATATACTCCGCAGCAATTCCAGCAAGACGTTGCCGGTTTCATGTCACCGTTCCAATCGAGCGTTGTGGACGCGACGATGGCACGGCTGGCGCAGGCACGTGCTGAACGGGACGCTGCCACAAAGGCGCAGCTTGCGCAGTCGCGGGCGTTCGGCAACGAGCGTCGCGGTGTCTACGAAGCGCAGCTTGCAGCCGAACAAGACCTGAACACGGCGCAGACTTTGGCTAATCTGTATCAGCAGGGCTACGGCCAAGCCGCTGGTTTTGCACAGGCTCTGCCGGGTCAGCAGCTTGCAGGTGCGCGTGATCTTGCGGGTTACGGCAGTCAGGCTCTTACCAACCAGCAGGCATACGCCGCGATGCTTCAGGGTGCAGGCCAAGCCCAGCGTGGCATGGCTCAGCAGAACCTCGACCTCGCCTACCGCGACTTCCTCGAACAGCGCGGCTTCCCGCAGCAGCAATTGCAGACGTTGCTCATGGGTTCGGCAGGTATGCCGTCTCCAATCACGACTTCGCAAACAACTACCGCACCGGGTCAAAGCACGTTGGGCAAGATTGGCTCGGCGGCTGCGGCCATCGGCGGCGTTCTTGATCTTTTTAAGTAAGGGCTGAGACATGGCCGCAAATCCAATCGAAACTCTTTTGCAAAGCCTGAAGGGCGGCACGAAGACTGCTCTTGATGAAGCTGGCTACGGCGCGGGCCGGGGCGGGTTTGTAGCCCCGATTGCTCCGATGGACGCGCTTGCCCCGACGGCTTCGGTTGCTCCGCAGCTTTCGCCGACAGCCAAGTACATCGCCGATATGCAGGCGCTCATGAGCGGCGGTATCGGTAAGCTGTCAACCGGAGAGAAGCTGGGTGCGCTTGGTCAAATCTTGCAGGCCGCAGGCAGCCGTGGCCGTGCTGATCCGGGCGCCGTCATTCAGAATGTGCGGCAGCAGCAGATGCAGAAGCTGAACGCGCAGTATCAGATTGCGCAGATGCAGCAGAAGATGCAAGATGAACAGCGCAAGCGGGCGTTCATCACGGAATATGCCTCGGTTCTGCCGGAAGATAAGCGCGGTCTTTTGGAGAACGCGGACACCGACAAAGCCTACGACATTATCGAAAAAGAACTTACTGCTAAGAAGCAGCTTTTCCAGATTGTCGATGGCCCGACGGGTAATAAAGTCGCGGTATTCTCTGACAACAGCCGCGTTGAAACTGATCTGCCGAACAACTTGCAAACGGAATTGGTGGATCGCGGTTCGCAGAAACTTCTTATCAATAGCGATACCGGCGACATCATTCGCACTTACGATAAAGATTTGTCGCCGTATATGGTTCGCCGCGCAACAGGTCGGCCTTCCGCGCCTACCCGCCGAACAGCGTCGGATAAAAAACCCGGCGGTAAGAAAACATCGGCTACTCCGATTTCACCGGAAATTGTATCGGCGATAACCCAGCGTCTTGGCGGTATTAAATAAGGAGCCTTCATGGCCGAGGAGAAGCCGAAAGGCGACCCTGTATTCCTGACAATCGCCGGGGAGAAGATTACTCTTCCCGGCGTAACGTCGCTTAACACCGACGATGAACTCGCCGCAGCCGCACAAGACTGGATCGGCAAGAACTACAAAGGCCCCGAGATTGGCGCGCCGGTTGTGTTCCGCACACCAAAGATGGCGGCAGAAGGTGGCTTTGCACCGGGCGAAGAGATTGTTGTGTCGGCTCTGCCGACGCGTCCGTTTGAGGCGTCGCCGTTAGGCACTGCTGCCGAAGCTGTCCGCAACATGATCGGTGTTCCGGGCCTTGATCCCGAGACAATTCAAGCGCTTACCGCAGGCGATGGCTTCGCCGCTCAGTTTGCACAGAATGCTTTGCAGACGGCGCAGCCTCTTCTTCAACGAATTGAGTTGGCTTCAGCAGCCCCGAGCGCAGCCATCGCGGGCCTGTCGCAACTTGCCTACAATCTCGGCCTTGGCGAACAAGACCCACGCCGCACAGCGGCAGAGATTGAAGAAGCAATCAATGTCGGTAGTCTTCCGCTTGGAACATTGACCGGCCCTCGCATTCCAACAGCACGCCAACTTCTGCGCGAAACAACTTTGCCGCCGCAGATGCAGGCTATTGCGGAACCCGTAACTCCCGCGCCCGTCGTGCCGCGTACATTAGCAAGGCCGAAAGCACCCGAGTTGCCGGAAGCGCCTGTCGCTGCGCCCGCGCCGCAACGCGCCACACCGGAACAGGTTTTGGAAACGGCGGCTGCGTCGATTGAAACGCCGCCACCCGTCGTGCCAGAGACAGCGGCCAACTTAAACCTAACAAAGTTTGAGAAGCCCGACGACATTAAGACGTTTCTTAGTGACGTTGCTAAGGCCAACAATAACTTTGAAGAAGCCCGCCGTGGCGTAATGTCTGTTGAGGACATTAACAAGAAAGCCGAAGAGGTAGACCTCAAGACTATTCTTGGCCGCAAGGTTGGCGTTGCTTTAAACGCAGAACAAATTCAGGCAGCGCGTAGCGTTCTCAATCAGACCGCCGACGAAGTGTTCACGAAGGTCAAAGACTGGTCCGCTTCTGGTGGCGATCCTACCAAAGCCGACGAGGCGCTTGATCTCATCGCGTCGCACATGGCGTTTCAAGAGAACCTTGCTGGAGCAACGGCAGAAGCCGGGCGCGCTTTGCGTATTCTTCGGGAACAACCGAGCAGCGCACGTTCGCTGGCCCTGCGCCAGCTTATGGAAGAGCGGGCGAAAGGTGTTCCGGCTGAGACAATTCTTGAGCGCATCTCTACGCTCGACAGTCCCGAACAAGTTGCGGCGTTTGTTGGTAAGATCAGCAAGCCAAACTTCCGCGACAAGTTCGAAGAGTATTATATCAACGCGCTGTTGTCCGGCCCGCAAACGCAGTCGATCAACATTGCGTCGAACGCTTTGACGACAATCTCGGCTCCGGTAGAAAAAGCAATCGAAGCTGGGATCGGTGCGGTTCTGCGCACACCAGATCGTGTGACATTTAAAGAAGTCGGTGCGCGGATTGCTGGCATGGGCCAAGGTGCGCTTGATGGCCTGCGTCTTGCAAAGCAAGCATTCACTACGGGCGAAGCACCGAGCGCCGTCACGGCGATGGAAACGCAGCGCAAAGCAATCAGCGGCTTGAAGGGTGAGATCGTTCGTCTTCCTTCGCGTTTCCTTATGACGCAAGACGAGTTCTTTAAGTCGATCCACACTCGCGGTGAACTTGCGGCGCAAGCCTATAAGAAGGCGCTTGATCTTAGCCAAGGCAACAAAGAAAAGTTTAGCGAACTCTATCAGGAGTTTCTGAACAATCCCACTGATAGCATGATGAAAGCGGCGCGCCGCGAAGCAGACTATCGCACGTTCCAATCGGAACTTGGGCAGGCCGGTAAGTTTGTTCAGCGCGCCACGAATGAGTTCTTCTTGGCCCGGTATATCTTGCCGTTCGTCAAGACGCCGTTCAACCTTATCAAATACGCCGCCGAACGCTCTCCTTTGCCGGTGCTGTCGGATCGCTGGCGTGCTGAGATCAAGGCGGGTGGCCGTCAACGTAACGAGGCGTTGGCTAAGTTGACGCTTGGTAGCAGCATCGCTGGGACGATTGCGACTAAGGCTCTTGAAGGCATGGTCACCGGCTCCGGGCCGACTGATCCCGAAGAGCGTTCCGCTTTGATGGCAACAGGTTGGCAGCCTTACAGCTTTAAGATCGGCGATACCTATTATCCGTATGGTCGTCTTGATCCGTTCGGCACAACCATCGGCGTTGTCGCCGACTTGGTTACGATGAAAGACTACATGACGGATGAGGAATACGAGAAGGCAGCAGCCCTCATTCCGTTCTCCGTGGCGACCAACCTCGCCGAGAAGACTTATCTTCAGGGCGCAACGAACTTGTTTGAGGCGCTGTTCTCGCGGGACACAACGCCGCAGCGGATCGAACAGTATTTCCGTAACGCAGCGGCCAGCCTTGCGCCCAACGTGCTTCGCCAAACAGCGAACGCCGTTGACCCGCAGTTGCGTGAAGCCAACAGCTTGATCCAAGAAGTTCAGAACCGCGTCCCGGTTATTCGCGGCAATGGCTTCTCTATTGCTGGTACGGACTACAGTTTTGACGCAGTGCCAGAACGGCTTGATGTATGGGGCGATCCTGTCACACGCACTGGCTTCAGCGAAACAGGCGCAAACCTGCCCGCAGCAGAGCGCACCTTTGGTATCGTTCGCAATCTTGTGGCCCCAGTTAAGTCATCCAAGACTACGACAGACCCGGTTAAGAAGGAAGTCGCACGGCTTCAGCTTGGCCTTGAGCGGCCTGACAAGAAGGTATCGCTGGCCGTTGATATTGGCCGCGAAGACCCAGTTAAATTTGAGATCGAGTTGACGGATCGTGAGCGTCGACAGTTTACGTTTGCGTCCGGCGTTCTAGCCAAGGCGCTTGTCGAGCAAGACGTTAAGTCGCCTGACTGGAAGAAACTTACCGACGACGAACGCCGCGAAAAGATCAAAGACCGCCTGTCGTTTTCACGCAAGGCGTTCCGTAATGTAATCGGAACTCGTGCGCTCGAACGCTACATGGCGGAGAATGATGATCTCCCCAAGATCAAACCATAGGTAAAGTAATGGCAAAGAAGACTAGCGTAAAGGAACAGACTTGGAAGCCCATGCCCAAGTCAAAACGCCGCCACAAACCCGACGGGCTTCGCCATCGTAAGTCATTGGGGCCGCGTAGTAACTTGCGAACTAGCTTCTAATACTATACAACACGCCCATGAAATTCATGGGCATTGACCCCGGCGCGTTTGGGGCCGTCGCTATTCTTGATAAGGATAGCCGAGAACTTATCGTCATCGACATGCCTACCGTTAAGGTCAAGCGCGGGCCGCGCGTCGTCAATCAGGTAGACGCGCACGCGCTGGCCGATGCTTTACGGTTACATGTAACCGGCGAAACAAAAGCCCTTATCGAGAAAGTCCACGCCATGCCGGGCCAAGGTGTGTCGTCGATGTTCAGCTTTGGCCGAGCCGCAGGTATTATTGAGGGTGTATTGGCTGGGTTCTCTGTTCCTTTTGAGTTGATCCCGCCCGCAACTTGGACTAAATCTATGCGGACTTTCGGAGGGAAGGACGGTAGTCGGCAGCGGGCGCAAGAGTTGTTCCCGGATTACGCTCATCTCTTCGCAAGAAAGAAAGATGACGGCAGGGCCGAGGCTGCGCTTCTGGCTTGTTACGCCGCAGAGAGGGAAGATGAACCATCTATTCGATTACCAAAAGGTCGGCGCAGACTTTCTCTGTGACCACCCGGCTGCGTTCCTCGCAGACGAACAGGGCCTTGGCAAAACACTTCAAGTTATTGCGGCCTGTGATAAACTTGGCCTGACAAAAGTCGTGGTGGTCTGTCCGGCCATCGCTAAGATCAACTGGCGTCGTGAGTTTGAGAAGTGGGGTACTGTAGAGCGTGAGATAAAAGTCTTCAGTTACGACAAGATCGTGCAGTCAAAGGATGTTCGCAATGAAATCGCCAAGTTTGAGCCGGATGTTCTGGTTTTGGATGAAGCGCATTATCTCAAGAATAGGACTGCTAAGCGTACAAAGTATTTATATGGTCAGTTCTGTCGCGGCGATGGCCTCGTTCGTTTTGCTGATCGTGTGTGGCTTCTTAGTGGCACTCCCATTCCTAACAATGTCAGCGATTTCTGGACGCACCTTAAAGCTATTTGGCAGTACCCTCTAAACTTCACGGACTATACGCTCTATTTCTGCAAGACTTGGAACGGCCAGTTTGGGCTACAAGTTCTCGGCAACAAGGCTGAGCGGATGGCAGAGTTCAAGACGATCCTGAAGTCGGTGATGTTGCGCCGCAAGTCGGAAGTCGTGCTGAAAGATTTGCCGCCGATCTGGTGGCAAGATACACCCATTGAGGTGGAAAACTGGAGCGACACCAAACACATCGAAGACCCACGCGAACAGGAAGCGGTCAACGCTATCCTTGCCCACGCGCTTACCGAGCAAGACTTGTCCGAGAAGATTGAGGGCATCGCCCCTCACATCGCGTCATTACGTCGGCTAACCGGGGTAGCCAAATCTCGACCGATTGCCACCCAAATAGCTGGCGAATTGCAAGATGACGCTTATGAGAAAATCGTCATCTTCGCCTACCACACCGACGCGATCCAAAACTTGTACAATACACTGAAGGATTACAACCCGGTGGTGGTGGCTGGCGGTATGCCGACCGCAGAGCGTCAAGCGTCAATTGACACTTTCCAGTCCGACCCCAAGTGCCGCGTATTCATCGGCCAGATCACGGCCTGTTCGACGGCGATCACGTTGACGGCTGCAAATCAGGTGGCGTTTGTGGAGATGGATTGGGTTCCGGCAACGAACGCACAGGCGGCCAAGCGTTGCCACCGTATCGGCCAGACTAAGCCCGTCATTGTGCGGACCTTCGGCCTTGTCAATTCTGTTGATGAGATCGTAGCTAAGACTTTAGCTAAGAAGGCGCGGATGATTTCCGAGGCTTTAGACTAAGCGCCTAAACTCACCGTGATATTGTCGGCTGGCTTTGCAATACGCAGCGAAGGCTAGTTGTACAGTGGGATACCGGCCAAGGTGGATCACCTTGTTATTACGGTAAATCTTGGCCTGCCATTTATTGCGGTCTTTGTTGTACGTCACGCCCTTAAAGCCGGACGTATTGTTGCCGCTCATGCCGCGATTGCGGTTGTTCTCCGCCCGCGTTGCTTCGCGTAGATTGACTAAGCGATTGTCGGTGCGCTTACCGTTCACATGGTCGAGAAGTTCTGTCGGCCATTTGCCGTACATCATAAGCCAAGCAACGCGGTGTACGCGATACTGCCTGCCCATAAGCACAACTACACGGTAGCCTTGCGCGTTTGTAGTTAGGATTTCACGCCCGCTTGGGCGTCCGGTGCGCGGCCAAATCTTCCAGCGCATCACGCCAGTGGCTGGGTCATAGTCTAGATATTTGCGTGCATCATTCGCCGTAATTAAACTTTCCATGACAGCCTCCAAAAAGGAGGGCTGGGCGACTTCCAAACTCCCAGCCCTCCCCTTCACTTAGAGCAAATCATCAAGGTCCGAGATGTCAGCGGACGGACGTTCCGTAGCAGTAAACTCGTCCGCAGCCGACAGTCGGCCATCCATACGTGGACCGTCGCCCACCTTCTGAAGATTGCCAAGCGAGAAGGCAACGCCGTTGTTGCCGTTGACGCTGTACGCATAGGCGCGCAGCGAGGCACGGACCTTAGCCCCCGGATAGATTTCCTTGGGGTCCGTGATCGGGGCAGGCTTGCCGTTGTCGCCAGCAAACTTGCTAACAACACCGGGCTGCTGCTTAGACTTGACGTTCATAAAGATCGACCCTTCCGGGTATCCCTTTTCTTCGCCGTCCGTGCGGAACGGCATACGAATTTTGCCGCTCTCCATCAGGCTCTTTGTCTTGTCTCCCCATTTCTCCTTAGCCACAGCCGCAGCCGTCGCCTTCAGTTCTGAAAGATCGACGCCAGCTTCGAACACCAGTGAGCAAGAATAGACAGGCTCGCTTGCACCCGGAGGTGTCTGCGGTTCAAAGACGTGCGGGTAAGAGATGATGGCTTCGGGTGTAATTACTTTTGTCATGTCGGAGTATCCTCATTCAACGGTAAAATCGTCTGCTGCCAGAGTGGCAACAGCCGGACGATTGTCTGTATCAGCGACCATAGATGTGCCGGTTGATACAGCCATGACGAGCGTTGTCGGCAAGTTCTTCTTGCCCACGATCCGCTCGATCTGCGATGGCGACTTCAACTTCTTTTCGTAGATGTCGTCGTCATCCAGACCTTCTTGTGTGGCCCATGCCACAAATTCTTCCTCGACACGCCAGCGCCGGGTCGGGCGCTTCTCGACCAGCTTGTAGCCGGGCAGTGTCCCGCCCGTCTCAAGGATCGTATTGGCGTGGCGGCGTAGCGACTTGATCCACTCTTCAATCAGCGGAACCTTTTCGAGATAGTCCGCGACCTCTTGTGGAGTTAGGTCATTGATGTTTCGCACTGCGCCGAACTCGTCTTGTGCGATCTCAAGAGCGTTGTTGCGCAGGGCCGAACAAGTTCCCGCTGCAAGACAGAACTTGCAGTGGTCGCCCGCAATGCGCGGCGCGTCCGGCTTCATGGCTTCGTGCGCTGCGTCAATCAGTTCCGTGCCGAAGTCCATGATCTCGTCACGGCTGTAGCTGTGCTGCCGCACCGGACCGTCGGAGTGTATGGCGCGTGGTTGCACAACTACCGTAGTAACTTTATTGACGGGCGCTTTGTCGCCGATCTCAAGGATCGCGCCGAGCGCATAGTATTTAAGCTGCGCGTTGTCTTCGACTTCGACAGCAACACCTTGGCCGTGCTTATAGTCAATGACGTATAGCGTTCCGCTTTCCTTGCCATAGATGATGCAGTCAGCCGTGCCGAACATCGGCATGGGCGGGTCTAACTTGTCGAGAGTAAACCGCTTTTCGTAGCGGCACAGCGTCGGCTCAGAGATAGCAATCGCCCGCACATGGTCGATGTAGACTTGCACCGCCGCGATCATGTTGTCGTCAACGACGAAGCCGTTGATCTCGTTGCCGCGACATTCATCGGCGCGGGCGATGTTGTTGACTAGGCAATACTCGCCAAGTTCGTGCGCGGCTGTGCCGAGTTCTGCGTAAGGCGAACTCGTGTTCGGGAACGGAGCCTCGGCCTGCATAGAACCGGGGCATCCCATGCGGCGCTTCGCATTAGACGCGCCGAACTTAGCGTGTGCTGTCATTTCATTTGTCCCAGAAAGAGCCGGAGTTCGAACGGCAGTTCAAGTTGTTCTTCGCTGTCTTTCGACGCGATGCTGAATTTTTGTAGATACGAAAAAGGAATTTTATTTCCCCCGTACCACGGCAAAGCGCGCAGTTCTTTCTTAGTCATTTCAATAATCTCCCGTCTCAATAACGTCGGCCTCTTCCTCAAGTATCTCAGCTACCAAGTTCCACTTGTCGTAGTCTTCGCCGAGTGACCTGAACTCTTTCACGCCGTAGCGCAGCCGTTCGAGGATCATCTTGCGTTCGTACATCCGGCCTTGGTTGAAATACTCTAGCCGCTCAACAATTGGTTTCTCGGCTCCGCAATCGCACCACGCTTGGAGATCGCCTCGGCGAAAGATTGCGCAGCTTGTCGAGTGTTTCACCGAACGATCTCCGCTGGCTTGCACCAGTTGATAATGATGTCGCCCTTTTGTTTCCGCGTCTGCACAATGCGCATCGGCTTGATGCCCTTAAGACGCAGATAGTCTTTGTAGCTACGAACCTTTTTCATTTCCGATACCTCTTCCCTTCTTGTCCCTCGGCGTTGATCGGGCAACCTTTGGCCCAGCCGGGGACGGTTATCATAATATCAATCATCTCTTGAATGGAACCGAAATCGTCCGGCACTTCACAAATAATTTCGTCATGCACGGACAAGACTACATTGTAGCCCTTCACTTCCAACTGCATCATGGCCGTTGCCATAATGTCACGGGCGGTGGCTTGCACCACGTTCTCCGTCAACAGACCCCCCCAAATAATCTGGCTCGTCCATTGGCGTGTGACGCTATTCAGCGTATCGACTTGCGCGGTGTCGCGCATTGCCCCCCACGGCGTCTCTCGCTGAATGATACGGGGATTGTGATAAACAAGCCGCCGCCCGCTAGGTAAGGGAAGTTCGACGATCCCAACATCGCCGCACTCCCGCACCATCTCTACAAATTCTTCTTCGACATCGCGCCAGTATTGGGCGATCTTGTCGTTCTTCTCACGGTAAACGCCGACGATCCGCTTGGCTTCGTCTTCATCCACCACAATGCCCATTGCCTTGCACTGCTCGGCAAAGCGTTTGCCGCCCATGCCATAGCCGCAGCCAAGGATTGCCATCTTGCCAACCTGCCGCTGGTCGCCAGTGATGGCGTCAACCGGGCGGTTGTAGATGGCGCTTGCCATATCTTTATACACGTCTCCCCCCTTTCGGAACGTCTCCACGAGATCGTTCTGCCCCGCTACCCACGCAAGGACGCGGGCTTCGATTGCGGCGTAGTCGGCGAAGAAAAGCCGGTGGCCCTCTTCGGCGATCAGCATTGACCGAAGTAGATCAGAGGCGATGACTGTCCCCGCTCCATACTCCGATACATCTTCGTCGGCCTTTAGCTTTGCGATGATTGTTTCGATCTCATCGTTCTTCTTTGAGGGCCGAGGAAAGTTCTGTGGCTGCACGAGTTTGCCGGACCAGCGGCCCGTTGCTGCGCCATGATAAACAAGAAGCCCGCGCATACGCTCGTCGGCGTTGGCTGCGTTGACCATCGCGTCATACTTTGCTGTCGAAGACTTCGCACCGTCTTGGCGCAGACGCAGCACCTGCTTGATGACAGGGTGCAGCCGGTCCACATTCAGCAGCCGAGCAATCGTCTGCTTATCAACCGAGTTGATGGACAACCCGTAGCTACGCAGCCACGCGGTCAAGTCCATTGCGTTGGTGGCTGCTTTCACAGCGCCGTTCGTGAGCCGCTTAATCTCTGCGTCGATTTGTTCCGACGCGGAGTTAGCAAGTTTGCTAACCCGTTCGATCAGGTCGAGGTCAACCTTGATGCCGCGATCATTGATGCGCTGGTCGAGTTGATACAGGCGGCGTTCGCTGTCGGCGAAGGGAAGAAGCTGCTCGGCGACAGACAGTTCTGTGCGCACGTCCTGCTTACAATACGCTACTAGCGTATCAATCTTGTCCTTCGTGTTCCACCATGTGTAGGTTCCGTCGGCGTTCACCTTACGGGGCCGTGCCATCCGGAGCATAAGAGCCGCGCCGGTCTTGTCCTTCTGCTCTTGCACACCAAGAACAGCAGCCGCTTGACCAAGCGCACGAGGCAGACCCATCGAACTAGCTTGCGCCATTGTGCAGCGCCATTGATTGATCTTCGTGCGCGGCCACTGATAGCGAGACACCATAATGGTGTTCCAGATCGTGCGCTCAAAGTTGGCGTTCCATGCAGACAGCAGACCGCCCTCGGCGATCCAGTTCTCAAGACGCTCATCAATTGGATCGCCCGGCATCCACACGTCAACGTCTTCCGACCACGGCGCTTTGTACGCCATGCACCAGATGTCCGTGCTGGGATCGTCGGCGTATTTATAGACGCCGGTCTTACGTAGATCGACGGCGCTACGCGTCTCAAAGTCGATGCTAACTGTCATAGTCTCCCTCGGTGTCGTCGGTTTCACGTTGTGTTTCACGCTGGGTGGCACAGATCGTATAGCCTCGTCAACTAAAAAAAGTGCTTGCGTTAAAATATCAAGTTGTGCCAGACGATGCCGACCAACAAAAAACGAGTAGGGAGACTAATGAATAAGTCGCGTACACCGTGGACACCGGAAGAGGATGCGGTTCTCACGGAATTGTATTATCAAAATCTGATGCCCGCCGAAATCTCCGCGCAGATCGGTAGGTCGGTGGCTTCAGTGGACACGCGTCGGCGTAAGCTGGGACTGGACCGAGAGTTTAGGTTCGAGAAGGTTCCCGCCCCCGACGACTTGAGGGAGAGGGCAAGAACAATGAGTGTATCACAACTCGTCGAGTTCTATGATCGTTCACGTTCCGTGATCTCACGGTGGCTGCACGAGAATAAGATACCGCACATCATTGGGCGGCGAGGGAAAGCTATCCCAAAGAACTTCGCGTTCATCGCAAAGACAAAGACGCAAGCTGAGTTGGCTCGGTTCTACGGGACCGACCCCCGCACAGTTCGCGGCTGGTGTCTGGAAGTTAACGTCGAACCGATGACGCACCGGGACGCAATAGTTAACCGGGCGCAGCGGCTAGAGAAAGAAGCGAAAGAGAAAGCGCATGAGGCACGACGCGAGTTTAGCACGAAGACAAAAATGGTCGCAGCGGATGCGGCTCATTATCTTCGGCGCTATTATCACAATGTATTCCGCACCGACATTCTAATGTTCGAGCAGTCGTCGAAGACATGGGGCGACGCATACGAAATCCAACACCGGGGTTTCAATCAATACTATGTCGAAGGCAAAGGCGTCCTATGGTTGGACGATCTAATCGCGCTGGCAGAAGCCAGAGGTTTTAAGCAGGAAGGAATGTAATATGGCACGTCCAAAGAAAACTATTGAAGCCAAGGTGGCCGAAGTTACCGCCGAGGAAGTCGGCACGTTCGATCCGGTTCCGGTGAAGAGCGAGAAGGAACTCATCATCGACTGGCTTCGCTCGGGTCAGATGGCGATGTTCGAACGCAACACCCGCTGGCTGGCGGATCGGATTGCAGAAGGGGATCATTTGAAATGACTGACACACCACCAGACTGGGTTCTGATCGAAGCTGCGAAGCGGAGCGGTGAAATTCTAACAAAAGATAATGTCTGGCCTAGACACGCCGCAATGTTCCCGACTGCTTTCCGCGCTCTCTGCGACATGATCCAGAAATACGAGCAGCCGCCCGTTGATCGCAAGCTGTTGTGTGCGCGTGAGGCTATGGCAAGAAACGTAAAGACAAGGGACGAAAGTTATTATCGGAGCGGCGAGATGGATAACCGCCCCGCTATACAAGTCTGTCTCCTCGCCATCGAACTTTGGGAAGAGGGGTTTGGGAAATGACACACGAACAAGCAACCGAACTAGCCGAGTGGATCGAAGCGAACACGCGCGGCTATGCCAAACGGGATGGCGAGAAGATTTATATCGAAGGCAAGATTGATGCCTTCGAACTTCTGCTATATGCTCACTCGCTCCTACGCACCTCCGATACTGGAGACATTTATGCGCACAATGAAGTGGCTTACACTGGCCGGACTGAGCCTGATCGCAGCAACGCTGTGGTTGAAGGCGCAGATTGGTGACATTGATCTAACTGAGGATTACGAGAAATATAATGACTACTACTGAAGAACGCTCCGCTTACGGGGAGAGGCTATACATCGTGGACTATATCGAATACCGCGCCAACCGGACGCAATCACATGACGCCAAGGTGGCGCTTCTGGTGTTAGCTTCGGACCTTCGGGCGGAGTTCCATGTTCCGGGGGGAACGACAGATGAAAGTAAAGATGGACAAGGATGAAGTAGAGTTAGACTTCATACCAGTATTCGTGATCGGATTTGATGAAGAGTTCGAACGCGGCGTAATAATGTTGATGCCAGCGCATGAGTTGATGGCGGAGATGGACGAAGACTTTCAGGTATTCGCCATTGATGCCGCCATTGATATGCTCATGCAGCGGCGGGATAAGTTGGAGAAGAGGGAGTTACACTAATGTTTTGGACAAAACCCAAGCCGTTAACCGAGAGAGAACAACTACAGGAAGAGGCCGTTAGTTTGGCTTGCGATTTGTTCTCAACAGGAAACCTCTACGGCAATGATGAAACTGGATGGTCTGACAACAAAACAATCGCAGAGGCGAAAAAGGTTGCTTATATACCGTCAAAAACATTCCCGAGGCTGTGGGTTGGTGGGTGCGTTTTTGAACTTTCGTCTAGTCAATCACAGCGCATTCATAACGTAATAGCGAAACGGGTTTTTGCTACGCTGAAGCAGGGAGACATTTGAAATGAAATTCAAGGCGCTATACGAGGCGGGATTTCATGACCTAGTGTCGGTCATCCCGCCCAACGCCGAGTTGTCGGCCATGTCTAAAATTCAGGCGGACCAAGCGGGCAAAGCACCCGGACGCCAGAATGCACAAGGCACATGGGGCGGTTACGGCTGGCAGGACTACACGCCAACGCCGAATGATGTGGAGCGGTGGGACCGCAGCCACGCCAATATCGGCTTGAAGGCAAGCAAGTTCCCTGCGGTTGACATTGATGTTGTTAACGAGGGGCTGGCTCGGGTCATTGGGGATATGGCCGCCAAGGCGTTGGGCAAAGCACCAACCCGCATCGGACGCTACCCCAAGCGGCTGCTTATGTATCGTTCGGATGAGAAGATCGGCAAGATGCAGGTCCGGTTCAAGGACGGCATGGGCGTCGAGCAGCTTGTCGAGTTCCTCGGGGACGGACAACAATACGTCATCGCTGGTATTCATCCCATCACTCGGGAGCCTTACAGTCTCGATGTGGACTTGACGATCAAGGGTCCGTCCGGCCTGAAGCTGGTGACACGCGAGAAGATCGAGACGTTCTTTGCTGATCTGGCCGAGACGTTAGAGATGATGGGCTGTGAGATTATCCACGCCGACAAGTCAGCGCAGAAGGCAGTCGAGCGCCAGTCGGTAGATCAGACGGGCCTCATCGCGCCAAGCATCGCCAATGTCGTGGCGGCTGTCGGCCTAATCCCGAACACGAACGAGCATTTCCCAGATCGTGACGACTATATTCGCATGGGCTACGCGATCAAGGCCGCCTGCGGCCCGGACAATGAGGCCGAGGCTTTTGAAATCTTCTCGGACTGGGCACATCGGTGGGAAGATGGGGTCAATAGTCTCGATACTATTGAGGCAGACTTCGGGCGTATGCACCCGCCGTATGAGTTGGGCTGGGACTGGCTGGCTGATAAGGCTGCAAAGTTCGGGCTGAAGCGCGAGGTCGATGAGTTCGACGTGGCTGACTTCAGCGATGAGGAGTTCGGAGTTGTAGCTACAAGCGGCGAAACGCCTGTTGAGTATAGCGACATTGCTCTCGCGCAGCGCGTTGCACGCTTACACGTTTCGGATGTTCGATACGTTGTTGGCGGCATGGGCTGGATTGCATGGGATGGGTTCAAGTGGGCGAAGGACATCGCCAATAAGCATACGGAACTTACCCGGCGTGTTTGTGCGCAAGCGTCTGCCGAGGCGCTAGACAAGATCACAAGCCCACAAAAAGCAGAGCGGATCGCGCAGCGTGTGGCGTCCTACAATGTGATCGCAAACGTAGCGAAACTCGCAGCCATTGAGCCGACAATGCAGGTAACGACGGAGCAACTCGACGCGGACATCTACTTGCTCAACACTAAGTCGGGCATGGTGGACCTGCGCACGGGGAAGCTGCTCCCGCATGATCGTTCGCGCTTAGCTACCAAATGCACAGCCGTTGAGGTGGACTTCACGAAGCCTGCCCCGCAATGGCAAGCGTTCCTCAATGAGGCGTGCAACGGTGATGCTGAGATGATCTCTTACCTTCAAAGGCTGGCGGGCTATAGTGCTACCGGCTCGACGAAGGAACACGTGCTGGCGTTTGCACATGGTTCGGGAGGCAATGGCAAAGGGACGTTCCTCGGAGCCGTAGGTAACATCCTTGGCGATTATGCCGCCGTAGCTAGTGCGGACGTATTCTTGGCGTCGAATAACCAGCGGCACCCAACTGAACTTGCGGCCCTCATGGGTGCGCGTCTTGTCCATGCGCAGGAAATTGACCCGTCGCGCAAGTGGGATGAAGCCAAGGTCAAGAGCCTTACCGGCGGCGACAAGATCAGCGCCCGCTTCATGCGGCAGGACTTGTTCGAGTTCCAGCCGCAGTTCACGCTTGTGATCGCGGGCAACACAAAGCCCGAGATTACTAATGTGGATGACGCCATGCGGCGTCGTATGCACCTCATTCCCTTTGAAACCAAACCGGCGCGCAAGGACGTGGACTTGCCGGACAAATTGAAGGAAGAATACCCGGCGATCCTAGCTTGGATCATCGAGGGGGCTAAGTCTTGGCTTGAGCAAGGTCTGAACCCGCCGTTGGCTGTCGTTCAGGCGACAGAGGAATATCTGGACGGTGAAGACGCGCTGGCCCGGTGGATCACTGAGCGGTGCGTGGCCGGGGAAGACAATGAGATGGGGACCAATGAGGCGTTTGCGGACTTCCGCGATTGGTGCCGTGAGAATAACGAAGCCAAGGGCAAGGACTGGTCGCAGCGTAAGTTCAATGCGGAAATGAAAACGCATGGCTATGAACCCGCAAGGGACCGGGTGTCACGTACGAAGCGTGTGTTCCGGGGTCTTGAACTTCTGATCGGCGATGAGGATCACCGGGTCATCAACGCTATGCTCGAGAAGCAGCAGGCCGATGAGTTCTTCGGCTTCGAGATTGAGTTTAAACCGGGAGACTTAGAAGATGACGAATGACGACATCCGCACTAATTTTTGCGCCACCTGCAAGGAGCAAGCCGACCGCATCGAAGCCCAAGCGGCAGAGATCAAACGGCTGAAATGCGACCATGCGTCCGCCGTGGCAGAACTGAACAAGACACGTGCTTTGCTCAAGGGCTATCGCAGGGGCTTTAAGAAGGCTCGTCTGGGGGAAACGGAATGACGGACAACGACAAGACGCTGGTGGAGCGGCCCTGCACTTGCCACGCAGATGATGCGCCAAGCGTATGCCAGAAAAAGTATGCGTTAAACGAATGCCTCATCGAAGCCCAAGCGGCAGAGATTGAGCGGCTGCGGGAGGCTTTGAGGCAGATAGCAGCACCAGCATATGTCAGCGTTGGAACCCACAAGCATATGCACTTGGCTTGGCGGGAGATCGCCTGTCGACGGATTGACATCGCGCGTGATGTATTGGGCGAGACGGAATAGTGGCTAAACCTAGAGAGAAAGGAGTGTCGGCCATGTATGGTAAGGATTATGTAAGGTATAAGGACATTCGGGACGCGCTTAATGATGGCGAGTATGCCTTCGTCAATGAGCAGACGGGCGAGGTGCGTAAGGTGGCTGCTGAGGATATGGTCAATAGCCCAGCGCACTATACCCAAGGTGGCATCGAAGCCATCACTGCGATTGAAGCGTCGATGCCGCCTGAGGCATATGCAGGCTATCTTAAAGGGAACTGCATGAAATATTTGTGGCGCTACCATCGCAAGGGGAAGCCCGTCGAGGACTTAAAGAAGGCGCGATGGTATTTAGATCGGCTGATCTCGGCCTTGGAAAAGAATTGAGGGGCTTTCGCCCCTCTTTTTTTTTATAGGCTTCCCGGTGCTTCATAGCCCGTGGCATTTTTGAAAGCGGCACGAGCCTCAGCTTCGGTATCAAAGCGGCCAAGGAAAACGCGCTCGCCCTTGACGATAGCGTTGGCTTCGAACAGCGTCACCCCCATCTTGTGGAATGTCACGCGGCCCACACCATGCGCCGGGACTTGATTGTCCTTTCGGGGAACGGGCTTGCGTGTGACTGGATCGCGTGTGCGCAGAGGCGCACGGACTTCTAAATTGTCCCAGCGGTTATCAAGTTTGTTGCCATTCACATGGCGGATAGGGTGCTGAGGCCATTCGCCTGTCATGATGTTCCAGATGATCCGGTGGGCTAGAGTTTGGCTTCCAGCAAATAAAACGGATATGCCGCTGGCGGTGGTCTTACCGGCTCGGCGTCCGGCGGGGAGAGATCCTTTTGGCTTACGATACGTCAACGCTCCAGTGTCGGGGTCGTAGTCGAAAGTTTCTTTTAAAGTTTCATGGATTGTCACGAGTGTTCCTCCTTCGGGCCGGGTTGGGCCGGGTTTAGAAAGTTCGGGCCGGGTTTGGCTTGGCGAAAAACCACGCAAAACTGCCATCCGTGCCGGGTTGTACCGGGAGTGCCGGGATTTCCTACTTTTGCCTCCTATACGTAGGGTATATATACCTATACTATCTAGTTATACAGGTGTAAATACCCAAAACGTATAGTGCGAAGTCAGAAAAACCCGGCACTCCCGGTACAACCCGGCACGGATGGCAGAAAACAGCCATTTTTAGAAAGGCCAAACCCGGCACGGATTTTTGCAAACCCGGCCCGAAAAGGTCAAACCCGGCACGGATTGCAGTTTTCCGTCAATCGTCGTCAAAGACGCCGGGTAAGTCGTCCGCATCGAGGTTATGCGAGCCGACTTGCTTTGGGGGCGTGAGGTCAATGACCTCTGGCTCTGGCGCTTCGAGGCTGTCGAGCGCGTGAGGATCGTTGTTCGCCAAGTTTAGCTGGCGCAGTGCATCCAAGTGTAGTTGGTTGACATTGACTTGGACCGCTGCGGTTGGCTTGGCTTGGAATTTCTCCGGTGCTGTAACGCCCGCCAGCCACTTACGCGTTTCGATCTTGAGCCTGTCAGCATGGGCCGTGGTGTTGTCCGAGGCGTCCGCAATGTCGAGGCACTCGTCCGCCCACTGATCAGCCGCAATTCCCCGCGCTTGTTTAAACCGCTCTTCCCGGTCCGGGTCTTTCCTGATCCAGTGATAGAGGGAAAGGTTGCTGATATTTAATTCGCGGGCAAGGCCAGCCATTGTCATGCCGCTGGCGATCTTCTCCAAAAGGACAGTCTCCCCAACTTTATCTAGGTTCGATGCTATAGTCCGCCGCTTAATATGTCCTGCCATTTTTCAACTTCCTTTTCGTGGCGGGTAATCGTCCGCACAAGATAGATTGCAAAGAGCGCGGCCAGCGCAAGGGTCATGAAAGCGTATGCTTCACGCCATGGCCCGTCAATTAAAACGAGGGGTATGATACACACACCCGCTAAAATCGACGCTGGAGCCATCATGAGCGCATATATGATAGGTCCGCCTACTAACCACCAGACAGTCGCCCTCATTGCTCTACGGCCTTTAAAAACGTCTCCATGAGGCGAATGATGGGGACGGGGATAGTCCGTCCACCATGTTCATAGTATTGGACCGCCCTTTCGGACAGTCCAATCTTATAGGCAAGCTGGCCTTGAGTGAGGCCGAGCCGGTCCCGCGTCTCTTTAAATTGTTCGGGGGTCATTGTTCGCCTTTCAATAACGATCAAAAGTTATGCCGTCATAGAATGGTAGCGTCTCGCCTTTGGGCGTGGTGACATACCATTTATGTTTTTCTTGGTAGACGCCGTATCCGAGCGCGAATTGCCGAGCGGCTTGGTTCATCTTGCGTTTAGTGGTGACGGTTTCCCATCCGCCACTATCAAGCGTGATCTTGTTTCCGTTGCGCTTGACGATTGCGGTTGAAACATACGTCACCGCCAAGGCGTCGCCATTCTCGACAACGGTTGTCCGATACGTGCTAAGTTTGTCCATACGTGGCATTGATCTTTCCTTTCCCTTTTTGGCCTATCGCCACAGGTACCGCGCCACCGTTGCAGCGGCGCGGTAATTAGGCGTTAGGCGATCTCGCGTTTGTGACGGTAGGCGATGCTTTCGGCCATTACTTTAAGGTATCCGCTACGCTTGGCATCGCCTAGGTTGCTGGCCGGAAACTCCGCATAATGGATTTGTTCACCATTTGCGAAAACGATTTCGCGGCATTGGTTTTCGTCCGTCATTTCCATTAGTTTGGCGATGTAGGATTTACCGTTCGCTTCGACGCGAGTTTCATAAATGTTAACCATGTCACTTCCCCTTATAGTTTTTGATTGCGTCAACTACGGCGTAAACGCCAAGCGATACGCCAACGATAAGCAAAGCGTGCATAAGATAATAAGTCATTCGATTACCTTTCCCTTTTGTTGACCGGGCCGAAGCCCGGTCCTGTGTGATTAGAAATTAGTGTGGAAGCCGCGTGTCGCCTCACACATTTCGACTTCCACAGCGGCAAGCCATGCATCCATTTCGGCATCCATGCGGCTTGCCCATGCCATAACGTCTCCGTTTATTTCTTTAACGTAGCGCGGCAATGACGCGACAATATCGTAAGGATTGGCATAACCGCAATCACGCATAACAGTGTAAGCGACAAGCTGTTCGCCCGATAATGCGTAGCCAAGCAAGGCTTCAACTTCGCTGCGGGTATTGAATGTTTGTGTCATGTTGCGTCTCTCTTCACGTTGTCGATGGATTGCCAATACACGAACAATGTTCAGGTTGAACAGCACAATCGCAACCAACTTGGCATAGATTAGAACCAACGTGGTTTCACATTGCGATGTGACCCAATGCCCTATTTATTTATTTAAGCACGAACAGCGTTCGTCTTTAGTGTGGTGGAGAGACAGCGCCGCGCTTGCGTTTCGACGTGCCTCCGAACCCATTTGGTCCAACACTAATATACTGTTACAGTCTGGAAACCGCAGAAATGCGTGCTTTTTTCGCTATACCGGGGGGGATGGCTTTAAAATTTACCCCCCCCGGCCCCGGCTTGCGCGGGGGGCGTGTGCGTATAACCTGACAGACACCGAAATGTGACCCCCACCCCCGGTATGTCCTTGATTTTTTGGCCTATCTCCAAAAAAAATTTATAACTTTTTGCTTGCCAAGGTGTAACAATACGGTGTAACAGCGATACAGCATCAAAAACGGGAGAAATACGTTGGCTGTTTATGGTTACACCCGCGTCTCGACGGAAGATCAAATCGAGAATACGTCCCTTGAGGATCAGGCACGCCAAATAAAAGGCATCGCCCTCACGCATAATCTGGAACTAGACCATATCTACGAAGAGCGCGGCGTGTCTGGCGGCGTTCCATTGCTGCGCCGAGAAGAAGGCTGCAAGCTGGCGTTCCTCCGGCCCGGCGATACAGTCATAATCTCCAAGCTGGACCGTATGTTCAGGGACGCACGGGACGCACTAAACGTGATTGCCGATTGGGATGCTGCGAACATTAACCTCATCATCAACGGCTATGGCAATGTGACCGACAAGGCCAATCCCAATGGAAGGTTCATGCTTGAGATCATGGCCGTGTTCAGTGGTGAGGAGCGCCGACGCATCCGTGAGCGCGTCACTGCTGGCAAGCGCGCCAAGAAATCGCAAGGCGGCTACATTGGTGGTAAAGTTCCGTTTGGATTTAAGAAGTCGGGCGCGGGCCGGGCGGCCAAGCTGAAGCCCGATCCAAATGCGCAGGACGCAATGATTACAATGAAAGCCGCACGCGTTAAAGGCCATAGCTACCGCGATATTGCTATTATCGTAGCAAAGCGTCATGGTATCGAAGTAAGTCACCAGACGGTGGCACGTGTAATCCGGGGAGATAAGAATGACCAAATCTGAGCCGAACTTCTTTTTGGAGTTCCTGAAGAAGTATAAGGACGATCCGGTTGGTTTCGTTCGGGACATTCTTCGCACCAAACCCGATCCGTGGCAGGTGAAGTTCTTAGAGGCGATCAGCGAAGGCAACCGCCGTATCTCCGTTCGCTCCGGCCACGGTGTAGGGAAATCGACAGCCGCGTCGTGGGCCATGCTTCATTACTTCCTCACCCGCTACCCGGTGAAGGTGGTTGTGACTGCACCAACATCCGCACAGTTGTTCGACGCGATGTTTGCGGAACTGAAGCGATGGGTGAATGAACTGCCGGAAGTCTTGAAAGTTCTGATCGAAGTCAAGGCAGACCGCATTGAATTGAAAGCAGCGCCAAGTGAAGCCTTTATCTCCGCGAGAACGTCGCGTGCCGAAACGCCAGAAGCACTCCAAGGTATCCACGCCGATAACGTATTGCTTGTGGCCGACGAAGCCTCAGGTATTCCAGAAAGCGTCTTT